GGTTAATGGAACTACTACAACATTAAATTCAACAACAATGTCTGTAGATGATAAAAACATTGAACTAGGCTCAGTTGCTAGCCCATCAGATGTAACTGCAGATGGTGGCGGTATTACCCTTAAGGGCGCAACAGACAAAACTTTTAACTGGGTAGATGCCACAGACTCTTGGACCTCTTCAGAGCACATCGACCTTGCTTCAGGAAAAAATTTAAAGGTAAATGGAACTGCGGTTATTAGCTCAACAGCTGGTGGATTTATCTTTACAGACGGAACTCAGACCTTAGAAGGTGTTCCTTCACGTACGCCAATTATTCAAAAGACAGCGTCTTACACGCTTTCAGCATTAAACGAAAGAGATAATTTAATTGAAGTTGCTAGCGGAAGTGCTACAACAATCACTATTCCATTAAACTCCGCAGTAGCCTTCCCAGTAGGAACCTCAATGGATATCCTTCAAACCTCTACTGGACAGGTGACAATTGCTGGGGATGCTGGGGTAACAGTAAACTCAACACCAGGACTAAAGCTAAGAACACAGTGGTCATCAGCAACACTATTCAAGCGAGCAACAGATACTTGGGTTGTCTTTGGCGACTTGACAGCTTAAGAAAACATAAGGAAAACTAAAATGGGTAAAAGAGTAGGTAGAAAGTCACAGGCTTCAAACGACTTTTTAGAGCCGTTAGCGCCAACAGGCGCATCTGCTACAACCTCAGGAACAGGCCGTGCTTTTAATGACGGTCAAGCAACTGTCTCTTTTTCTTTGCCTGCGCTATCCCCTGCTGCTACATCATTTACTGTAACTTCATCTCCTGGCGGATATACAGGAACTGGTGCGTCTTCCCCAATTATAGTTTCTGGGCTTCAATCTGATACCGCTTATACGTTTACCGTAACAGCTACTAACGCTGCTGGAACTTCTCAAGCATCTGCAGCCTCAAACTCTATTACCGCAACAACAGTTCCTGCAACAATGTCTGCCCCGACTCCAACTGCCGGAGTTAACCAAAACTCAATTGCCTTCTCAACACCAGCAACTGGTGGTAGCGCTATTACCACCTTTACCGTAACAGGCTCTGATGGTACTTCTGGAACAGGCGCCTCATCCCCTATTGTTATTGCAGATACTGCTGACACTGCTCAGACATATACAGTTACAGCGACTAACGCTAACGGAACAAGCGTTGCTTCTCCAGCATCTGGATCTATTACTACTTTAGCCCCATTCTTCCCGCCATTCTTCCCGCCGTTTTTCCCACCATTCTTCCCTCCGTTTTTTCCTCCGTCTTTTCCATTCTTCCCACCATTCTTCCCGCCTTCATTCCCGTTCTTCCCGCCATTCTTCCCACCTTCATTCCCGTTCTTCCCACCAGATTTTCCCCCATTCTTCCCGCCGTTTTTCCCACCATTCTTCCCTGCCTTTGGTAAAAACTCTCTTGGACCTAGCGTACTTGTTAGGACCGAAAACGGTTTAGTTCGTACAACGGACTTAGAGGTTGGAGATGTTCTTCTATCTTTAGATATTCCAGGAATCCCTCAAAACTTTACATCTCTAGGTACAACTGCAGAAGATTTAGCAGCCCTGTCTTGGAGTCCAGATGTACTTTCGTTAGCAACTCCAGCACTTACTACGATACAAAGTATTGTTATTAAAGAGCGAACTGGTGCAGTCTCTGTAAATGGAGAACTATTTACAAAAGCACACTACCTCTTTATTGAACGAGCCGGGGTTGTAAAGATAGTACCTGTAACAGAAATTGTTATTACGGATAAGGTTTATAACCATGACGCAACGCAGTTTGTTGACATATCTGACTTAGAAGAGTTGGATGTGACATACTATTCCTATAGCATTAACTGTGAACCATTTGACCTCTACTGGACAGAGAAATCATTAACATTTGACAACATTGAGTCAAGCCCACCTCAAGAATAAAAAATGATTATTGACGATAGTGGTCAATCTATACAAACCCTTTTGGGTGGAAAGCCCTACCCAGAAGAGTTAAAAGGCTCTTGGGTCTCTATTACAAAAGTAATTGGGCATCCCAAAATTGTGGCTATCTGCTGCCTTTACTTTACCTCTGACTACCCAAGCGGTACAGTAACGGTTTCTGATTTTTTGTTTGATAGATGCCCAGACGCTTACGGTACATGGGATAAAGACTATAAAACGGGTAAAAGTTTTTGCTCACCTAAGCTGAGAAGGTCTGGGAAATCTAAAAATTTCTTAATTGTTACAGACCAATTTGTTAAATTTTTAGGCGGTGAGCTACAATATACCTACGGAGATCATCAAAATGGTGACTTTTTAGTTAAAGGCGCTTACAACTTAAATAAAAATAATGAAGAAAAAGTAATTGATGACCTTAACATGTTTGACTACAGAGACCCTGTGTACCCAGCAATACAGTTTGATAAGAGGTTTATAGGATATGAAGAGCAGCAATAGGGATATTAGGGTATTTGAAAAAACAATAGATAGCTTAAAAACCGAAAACATTTTAAACTTAAAGAGAACAGCAACTAAAGAAGTGTACGACTACAGTAAATTAATAAAAATAAAAGACGACGTATTGCAACCTCCTGCAAACATTTTTCAAGCGTACAGCTCGGAAACGTATAAAGTTTATAAAGAGATATCTAAGCTGTTAGATGAGGCCTGTAAGCACTATTCAATATATAAAGATAGGCAGGACTACTTTATTAAAGGCAAGGTATTTGACTATGTCGAAAACAACAATAATGAGATGTTTGATTTTCCTGGTGGAGATGTCCCTGTCTTTCACGGTTTTGTTGTTCTTGGGCCAGGAGGACTAGAGCAAACTTATTACACTAATACTGATAAAAAGCAGTTTAGATTTAGTAAGAACACCGTTACTCTTTCAGCGCCAACAAGCCGCATAAATACCAAGGTTGAAGGCCACTGCATGACTATAGAGTATTATATATCGCCATTGTCTTCTATTATTCAAAACGAACAAGGCTTATGGGTGCCTATACTATAGGTTTATAGTTTGTGGTAAAGTATCTATATGAAATCCTACAGCGTAGACGGGTTTTTAAATCCCAGTGACTTTTCTCAAGTATCTAGTCTTTGTATTGAAAAAACTAAATCTTTTACTCAGTTTCACTATGCACCTGGGTATGGCAGGTACGGGGACTTTATAGCCTTTCCTAAAGAAATAGAGGATATCTTTACCTCTAAAGCAAAAGAGTATTTTAAACTAGACGACCTATCTATCACATATATGCAGATAGTTAAATACCAAATAATTAATGGCAGTACTCCAAAGCTGACCCCCCACACCGATAAGCTACCTTGCACTCATATTATTGATTTATGCGTTGACACCACTTTAAAAGACTGGGGGCTTTTGGTAGAAGACACTCTGTTTATAGATAAACCTAACTCCGCCGTAATTCTCTACGGTAATGAGGAGATGCATTCAAGGCCAGAGTACTCGTCAGATAACCAAGAAGATTACTCTTTACAGCTTTTCATACACTTTGCGCCGGCAGATTTTTGGTTTTTTAAGGGGGACTATAAAAAAGCACTCAAATATATTATTCCTACACCAATCATGTATACTGAAGAGGGTATAACGCAAAAGTAGATATTTAAAATTGGAGTACTTATGGACATATACGATGAAAATAACAATAAGTGGTTTAACAAAGATAGGTCAGAAACAGCTTCTAATAGAGTAGCTTCAAGAAAATTAGATCGAGGCATAACCTCTGAAAATTTAGGTTTAGGCTTAAACATTTATAAAAATACTTTTTCATTAGAGGATGCAAACAGATATATTGAAATACTAGAGTCAAATCTTTCTTCCGGTAAAATGTTTAAGTGGTCTGATGCCACGGTTACAAACTCCCCTCGGCCAATTAAAAAGGCAAGAGATTGTGTAGATTTTAAGTATAAAAAAGAAGACCTTGGACCAAGAACTAAAGGTAACTCAGAGTTAATTGACCTGCATGAAGAAATTTATCAAAAATTAAAATACTGCATAGATGACTATGCGAGGTATTGGGGCATAGATGTTGTGTACTACGAAGCGTTTAATTTTGTAAAATACGAGGGAGAAGGCACTCATTTTAATATTCATGCGGACCACGGACCAGCGTACAACTGCACGGTGTCTGCTGTTATTTATATTAACGATGATTACGAGGGTGGAGACCTTAAGTTTCCAAGACTTGATAATCTAGTTTATAGTCCAAAAGTAGGGGACATTGCAGTTTTCCCTTCAAACTATATTTATGAGCATGCCTCTTTGCCAATGGTTTCAGGGACAAAGTATTGCGTTGTTGTGATGACAGACATTAATGAGTTAGGGCACAAGTAATGTCTTTGGTTGCCATATTTAGGCCCTTTCGACCATGGATAAAAAAAGACGATATCTCTGCCCCTGCGCCAACACAAACAGAAATTCCAGACTGGTATAAGGATGCAGATAGGTTTGCAAAAATGCCAAGCGGAGAGTATTACAAAGCGCCAAAAGAGGTGTGCCCATTTCCTAAAGAGGGCACTACTGATGATTATGGAAAGGTTCCTACCTGGAAAGCGTGTCCCGCTATTCTGGACGCGTTTACGACTGGGTACCTGTTTAAAACACCATGTGATTTAGTTTTTTATAAAAACAGTCAGGGCACCATAGATGTAAAGATTGATGACCCTAAGTATAAAGATTTTTGTGCCCAACGACCTCCGATGCCGCAGTTTGAGCATCCAAAAGGCTACTATCAGAACCACTTTGCCTGGAGCTCTCCTTGGGGGTTAGAGCTTCCAGAGGGTTACAGCGCACTGTTTATGACACCAATGAATAGGTTTGACTTACCCTTTTTAAATACTACCGGGATTGTAGATTCCGATAAAGTCCACCTACTTGGAAGCTTTCCTTTTTTTATTGTAGAGGGTTGGGAGGGTACTTTACCTGCAGGAACTCCGTATATGCAGGTGCTCCCGTTTAAAAGAGAAAATTGGGAACATAAGATAAACATTTTAGACCAGTCAGCTATGTATGATAAAATGGTTAACAACATGAAATTTTACCGACAGCCTGATGGTGGAGTATATAAAAATAAAGTGTGGTCAAGACGAGAGTATAGATAAGGAATATAAATGCAAACCTGGACAGAAAAAAAAGACCTTGGAAGTGGTATATACCTTTACAAGGGTGTTATAAAGAAAGAATTTGATGTAATAAACAAACTTGAAAACACTCTGGGGTCAGTTGCTGGTTACGGAGAGCTCTCTTCCGAAGGCAAAAAATATCACTGGAACCCTGCGTATGTGGGGTATCAACAGCTTATGCCAGAATATAGAGACTGTGTAGATTTTAAATTTAAGAAGACCGACATAGAGCACGACCATAGCGAAGACTCTTTAAAGTTGCAAGGGATGTGGCAAGACCTTTACGAAGCAAAAAAAGCAGCGGTTGAAGATTATTGTAAAGCACACCACATTATGGAGCTAAAATATTGGGAAGCCTTTAACTTTATTAAATATGGACCAGGGCAGCACTTCCAAGAGCATCATGACCACGGGTTTTCTTACAACTGTACGGTTTCGTTAGTTGCTTACGTTAATGATGATTACGAAGGTGGAGAGCTTTTTTTTAGACTACAAAATTTAAAGGTTAAGCCCGAGGCTGGGGACCTGTTTATTTTTCCATCAAATTTTATGTACCCGCATCAAGCAATGCCAGTAACTTCTGGAACCAAGTACTCAATTGTAACAATGCTTGATTATAATAAAAAATTTCATACACCAGAAATGTACGTTAACAAAGATGAATAATGTTTAATATCTCAGTTGAAAAAAAACCGGGGGCTTTGTTTGATATTCAGCCTATGTCTATTAAAAGAGACTGGATGGATGCGACAGGGGAAAACCATGCTTACAGGTGCTTTCCAGTTACCCAGTCAAATGTAGTTGGCTGGAGCCTGTCTTGTCTAGAGAATATTAAGTTTATTTGGGACGGAGTAAACGATCAAACCCAAGACCATGTTCAGATATTTAGTCCAGAAGGTGCTTATCCTGGAAGAGGTCAATCCTCTATAAGTTTTAATACGGGTTTAGTTTTTAAAACGGATAAAGATGTTAGTATTTTCACCATCAACCCGGTAAACTATTTTAGTGACGAGTTTGAAACGATGTCATCTGTAATTAGCACTTCTTTTTATGACAACTCCTTGCCTTTAGCTATTAAAGCAAAGATTGCAAATAAAAAAGTAATTATTAAAGCTGGAACTCCAGTCGCAACAATTATTCCTATATCCTTGTCAAACTTAAATAACACAGACATTAAAATTGTTAACTACAAAGACCCAGATAGAAAAAGACTGGATGCAAATACGTCCTACGGTGATGCCGCACAAAAGATAAACTCTGCTGGAAAATGGACGGACTGGTACAGAGACGCTGTAAATGAAAAAGAAGAGGCACTAGGCTCTCACGAGGTAAAAGCATTGAAATTAGGGGTAATAGATAAAACGAAGAGGGATATACTATGAACATGGAACAAAACAAAGACTCATACAAAGTAGTTAAACGAACACCGTCTATAACCCCCTCGGGCTGGTTTGGGGATAGCAAAGACATGATTGTTGAGCTAGAGGGATTTATGACTCAAGAAGAGATAGAGTTTTTAGAAAAAGCTGCTAAATCGTTAACAATTTGGGACGTGACTCAAAGCCATACAAATGAGAATGGTACCGTTACCTACGACTCAGATTATTGGAAAGATAGAGTTGCAACTCAACCAACCTTAGATAAAAATGACCCAAAAATATCCCCAATAATTGCAGGGCTATTTCAAAGACTAAGGCCAATTATTGAGGACTTTTATAAAGTAGAGGTTGTTCCTACGGGAACAACTATTGTTAAGTGGCTTCCTGGGCAATTTCAAAGCCCTCATGCTGATAAAGAGCTTCATGAAGGTCCTGATGCTGGAACACCTAATAATTTTCCTAAATATGACCTTTCAAGTTTGTTCTATTTAAATGATGATTACGAAGGCGGAGAGCTGTACTTCCCGCTACAGGGTGTTCAGTTTAAACCTAAAAAGGGGGCTGCTTACTTCTTCCCAGGGGATAAGAATTATATCCATGGGGTTACTGAGATAAAAAGCGGCTTAAGGTTTACATGCCCTTTCTTTTGGGAAATTACAAAACACACAGGAGACAGACAACCATGAATTTAAACAATAAAAAAAGAATAACAAAAGATATTGTTGTATATGAAAACTTTTTAGACGCAGAAACTTCGGCTAAAGTTGTAAAGGCTTTAGATAAGCATGCAGAAAGTGGAAGCATATCTTGGATGCCTATATCTTTTTACGAGTCATACTCTTCAATATTGCCGTTAGACAACGACGAAGAAGTTATTTCTTTAGGTCTTAGCCCAACTATTTTTTCTGACATAGAAAAAGCAATTTCCGTTGCAATTGCTTCAGTCCACGACCTTGACCCAAAAACAATTTGTAAGATTGGCTACCACACACAAAAGTGGGAGCCAGGAGCATGGGCAAAAAAACACTCAGACAATACAGATGATGAAGGAAACTCAGGCGCGTTTACAAGAAGCAGATACGCAGGGTTTTTATACTTAAACGATAACTTTGAAGGTGGAGTGCTTGGGTTCCCAGATCAGAGCATAGAAATTAAACCTCAGGTTGGTATGCTTGCTGTTTTTGATGGCGGATTTAATAATATGCACGAAGTATCTTTAATAACTAAGGGTGTTAGATACACAATTGGTTCTTTTTGGGATGACAGAGAAGAGGCAGCATACTCGCAAGAGACTAGAGATATATGGGCTGCCGAAATGAAACAAGTAAGAGAAAAGCAAAAGCTAGAAAAAGAAGAGTGGAAAGAGCACATTAAAGAAGGATACAGAATTGATATTTATGGCAATAAATATAAGCTAGAGGACTTGGGTTAACATGAAAAAAGAAGTGCTGCATGAAAAAGTATACTACTATGAGGATGGCGTTAAAAACTTTACCCAACTAATGGAGACCATTGCTGAGTTAGATGAACTAAACGGCAATGAGCCGTGGGAACTCTGGACCTCGTCAACTAACAAAGAGTTTATTTACGGGCAAACAAAAATGTTTGACCCTACTAAGATTGATAACTTAGACGAGCCATATAAAAGCAAAATGTCTTTTATATACAACACTATTGCGGATTCTCTCTATGATGTGTCTAAAGACTTTGCAATGTCCATAGGTGATACAGACGAACCAAGATTTTTTCCAGTGTTTAGTATTAAAAAGTATAACGCTGGAGTTGGCATGGGCGCACACTTTGACCAACTAGATGGAGATAAAACTTTAAGATACTCCCTAGTGATGTATCTAAACGATGATTTTGAGGGAGGAGAAATATCGTTTAAACTATCTGAGTATAAAGACCTTGGAGAGTTTCCGCGTCCAAATCTTGACTATGATATTGCTGTAGCAAACAACGAGATTGATTTTGGTTTAAAACCTAAAGCGGGAAGTATTATTATATTCCCATCCTCAGCACCTTTTCACCACATTGCTCATACTGTAAAAACAGGATTTAAATATATGGTTCCAGCACATTGGATTCATAACGACATGGAGCTTCGTAAGAACAAGAGGGCATAATTGAAAACAGCAATTGTAACTGGAGCCAGTAAAGGCGTAGGACTAGCAACAGTCAAGCTCTTGTCTGAAAGTGGCTATAAAGTCATTGCTGTTTCAAGAGACCTTTCCAAAGTATCTGATCTTGTATCTGATAACGTTGAGGTATACAGCCTAGACATAACAGACGCTAAGGCAATAGAGGGTTTCTATGAACAGTACAAAGACATAACCCTAGACCTTTTAGTTAATAATGCTGGGGGTGGCTCTGGCCCAACCCATATCATAAATGAAACTATGGATAATTTTAGGCGGGCCTACGATATAAATGTGTCTGGCCCAATGTACTTGTCACAGCTATTTGTTCCTGCCATGAAAAAGTCAGAGTCTGCGACTATTATCTTTATAACATCTCTGTGCGGTAAAACTCCTTTTAGAGGCGGCGGAAACTACAGCAATGCAAAAAGAGGGGAAATGGCGTTAGTAGATACCATGAGAATGGAATTTCCAGAGT